TAAGTTCATTGACCATCCACATAGTTTTGTTTCAAACTGTTCTAAATAGGGATTAACTACCGCATTCCACACACTCTCGTATTCAGATAAATACAATATGGTAAACACGTCTTTGATAATCTCCAATGTATCACTCATAGCATCTCTCTGATTTGAATAATCCTCATTTAATCTATCTACAATCAATATCCTTAAGTTATATGTTAATTCATTTTGATTTAATACCGTTGTTTCAGGGATAACATACATCTTGGTATACACAGGTTCCTTATGTGTTTCAATATCCATGGTTAACTGTTCAAGTTGACCAAAACCAAATGAATTTATCTGTTCATGTGCAGATGCAATTTCTCGCATATCCTCAATCACCTGTTTGTAGTTTACCAAATTAACTGATGTTGGTAATGATAAACCACTGAATGGTAATACACATTCATTGTAATCAAATGGCTGGTTGATGGTTACATTTAATGTCCATCCACCTAATACCGTTTCATACTTCTCAATAAATGGTGTTACATTCGGGCCCCAAGCTGGTTCATAATAAAGCGTAAAATCACCATATGTCGCTGTGTAGGATTGGTAAAGTATTGTAAATATATCCTTAACAATCTCAAGCGTATCTGACATAACGTCTTCCTGATTTGATAAATCATCATTAATACGGTCGAGTATAATGATTGAAAATTGATATTGTAATACATTCTGTGCTAAGGTTACTGCACCAGGAATTACATACATTTTTGTATATACGGGTTCCTCTTTTGTCTCAATATCCATAGTCAATTGCGTAATATCACCAAAACCAAATGAGTTGATTTGTGGATGATAATAAGCCATTCCCGATAAGTCCTGTATTATTTGTTTGAAATTTACCATCTATTATGAAATATAAATTTATTTAAACTTAGTTATGAAATTTGGTTCATTGCCTTTCTTCTTTCTTTTTCGATTTCCCTATCCTTGTCAACCAAATAGGCCACTTGATTGAGAACTTCCACCAGGGTCTTTTTGAAGATTCCGTCATGTTTAGTAATGTCATCTCCAGCAACTCTGTTGAGGATAAGGTACCATCCAAATCTTTGCGCAAAACTTTGTTGATTAGCTTCCTGTTCTTCCATACGAACTTCATCTTCATCCATAGAGTCCGTATCGAATATTCCTCGGTAGGTTCCAATAACTTCTTTGCGAACTGAATAAAAAAAAACTGACATCCTATATATGTCTTTATTCCAATCTCTTTTTTAAAGAGGTTAGCCCTGTCTTCCAGGGTCTCTTGGTTGTATGGTTCAATCTTATAATCTCCCTTTTTACCCTCACTAATAATCGGTCTATACATAATAGCCAAAATAATATGGACATAATCCAATACCTCATCTGGCTTTTTGGTAATCAGTGTATCCAAGTCCACATATTCTGCAAACGATAGTTTCTTCCATGATGGAATAAATCCGTATTTAACACCGTTAATCTCAAACCTATCTATGAATGGTTGTTTGTCAATAGGGAATAATCCCATTGCATAATTTGCTAATATCTTAACCTCTTGGTAGTTTGCTTCCAATACCTTTTCTACTGGGACATCACACAGGATATTCAATAGTTTGGCTGCAAAGTACTCATCACTAAACACATCCTTTATTTTAAACACCTTTACATAGTTCTCTATGTTGATGAAGTTTGGCATCTCATATTCGACACCATCTAATTCAAATTTTACGTCAGTCATATTATACAAAAGCCAGAGAATACTTCCCTGTAGTTTTAAATTGTTTTACCTCAATGTACATTCTCATCATTATGCAATCGCTTATATCCGGTGATTTACCTAATATGCGTTTCATTTCGTCCTTTGACTGTACACCTACTTTATTATCTTTATCAATATCTTTTAGCTTTATAGCCAGCAATTCCTGTGTTAAATCATCCACCGTAGATGGGTCCATTATGTTCAACGATATTTTACCCTCCTTAAACATTTCAGATAGTTTTATATAACATTGTGATTTAAGGTTTGTAAAGTTCTGATTATGAAATGGTTTTGCGTTGTTCACAAAGTTAATACCTCTAATCTGGTCCGACACACCTCCTCCCACCCCATCACTATCGATTATGACATTAGATGGATGTATGCCGTGTAACCTCATTAGGTCGCGAATTTCGGACGATAATTCAGTGGTTGATACTTTCCTATAGATTGAACAAGAAACGACCGTTAAACCCACCCAAATCATTATTACGGACCTATCATCACCGAACCTAGCTACGTCGACTGTCATATACTTCTTATCCTGTGGATTTGGTTCGTTCTTAAATATAGATGTTGTTATGCTTTCAAAGTCAAATACACTATCAGCATCATCCAAGAAATTCCAATCCCCTTCAAGCAAACGCTTACGTTGTTGAGGTGGTAATTCCCTAAGCATATCCAAATAAGATGGTGGTAAATGTGGGTTATCCATTGGTAATGATGGAATGAACACCTGATTATTTGGTAACCTTTCCTGTATAAATGGGATATAAAAGTCTTTCTTAATCCAATTGTTTGCTGGGTTGCACGTCATTAATACCTTTGGTATAAACTTATATTCGTTTAACTTATAGCGAATACGAGACTTAACTATGCTATATGCTAGTGATGTACATTGACTGGCCTCATCTATAAACGCTGCGCTTATCTCCAATGAACCTAAGCTGTCATAGTTTGGGTCTGATGGATTGTATTGCAAATCCTTGAATATAATCTCACTCTTGTTATAAAAGGTTAATACATTGGATTGACCATTGTATGTAAAGTGTTCGCCGGTCTTTAATCCCATATGGTTTAGCAATTCAAATAGTGTATTCAGTGTTGTTAATCTAAGCTGTGTTAATACAGTTCGACCAATCAAACATCTAATACCTTTATACTGAAGACATAGCGTTACAATCCACAAACAACCTAACCAGCTTTTACCTCCACCGGCTGAACCACCGAAAAGCACCACATTTGTTTTATCATCTGTAAGGTACTTCCAGGCTTCTGACTGTCTTTTTGTGGGTGATATATCTACTACCATGGGCAAAAACGAAAATTTACGGGGCTTATATATAAAATTTTTTTAATCAGTTAATTTTATATTAATGGATATTGGGTCACCGTTAGATGTAATATCAATCTTTCGTTGTTCCAATCCATAAAGTTTATTTATGTCTGCGAGTGTTTCTCTCTCTACTCGCTTGTTTCCGTCCTTTCTGGCGCGTTCCAGAAGGTCAAAATACCTCGATAACTGTTCGGAGATAATCTCTTCCGTCTTTTCTTCAAATCTAGCTTTAAGGCGATTTTTAGCGTCCTTCCAAACATTTTCAGCAGCACGTTCTGTGATGCCCCATCGTTTGGCACCTCTTTCTCTAAATTCGGTATACGCGAGTTTTTCATATAGTATCATTTCGAATGCTTCAGCCATTCTTACATCAGCGTTGGCTGTGTTAGTCTTTCGACCAACCTTTGATTTATTTTCTTCCATTTTAAATTGTAAGGTTTAATACGTTTGTTATGTAATGTTCAAACTTCCTGACTTGTGTTGATACACAGCTTCCGCAACTATAGTCCAATTCTTCTTGAAAAATGGACTGGTAAATTTTGGATATAAATTCTTTCTTATCTTCTTGTACACCTTTGAAGGATGTAAGTTCAGCATAAGCCAGTTTTATATCATTTACATCAGGTCCAAATTCAATTGGTTCTAATGGTTCAGGATTTGTCATTACTATTTCTTTTTTCTTTTTACAGCTACTGCAACTCATTGTTCTCTTTTTTATCATCAGTTATTTGTATACCACCATTCCACTCAGTCATTTCTTTTGTATGAAGTTCTTCTGGTGTTTGTGGTATTGGTTCTGGTGTTGGTTCTGGTTTTTTCTTACCGCAATTGCATCCCATCTTTTCTATCTTTTATAAATTGGTTATACTCTTCAGCTAGCTTTAGTTTTTGGTCTTCAGGTAGCGTCTCAAGTTTCTTTAATGTTTCAATCCTTATTTGTTGATACAGTTTTTTGGATAGTCTTTCTTCCATCCGTCTTTGTCTTCTATTGTGTGACATTTCTTTGTTTGCTTATTATATTCTTTTTATGGGCATACATCACACCCTGGTAGTCAATATCCAAATGTGGGAACTTATAATACTCTACCTCATATCCGTTATCTATAAATAGTCTTTCACACGATACAAGACAAGGGAAATTATGGTACTCAACACCGATATGTCTTACACCTTCCAAATACTTCGGGTCCAAACCATTTAGGAATAGTTCCGAACCTTCCACATCAATCTTTACTACTGTTGGTTTATAGTAACCAAGATATAACTCATATTTCTCAATTCGGTCAATGTAGTCATTTATATATATAAAATTCTTGATATTGAAATTTGATTTGAACCATTCATATGATTGTTGTGATGGGTCCACACCAGCAACGAATGATGCTTTATTCTGTATCCAATGTACAGGGGTTGGTGTATGTTCTGAATTGATACCACATCCTAGGTCCAATATTCTATGACCTTCAATAGGTAAAAACCTCCAGTGGTCACTAGGATTTTCTGAATGTATCTCACCAGCAATCTTCTTTAATTTCATTTATCTCTGTTTTTAAATTTATCTATTATCTCAAGTTTGCTTTCCTTGATGTATCTCCTGATGGATGATAGTGGTATTTTGGTTTTCTTTGACACCTTATTCATTGAACCTAGACACATGTACATTTCAAATAAGGACTTATGGAACCAATCTAAATCCGCCCACCCATCTTCTAATATACACAAAATATGTTCCTTTTCAAACGTTTCCTGTTCATCCTCCATATTAAGCACATCTTTTAAATCAGTGTATAATGCAGACTCACGTCTGATTTTGTAGTAGAAAGGACTTGTCTTTGAATACCAATTGGTTCTTATAATGGCCACAATAAAGTACTTGATATTGTTATCCTCGTATGAATTTAACTTAATTTCATTTTTGTCATACAATTGTAG